TCACAAAGATGGAATCTAATTTAGCTTCTATCAAGAAAATTTTTGTTGATGTCGGAGATGGAGAAGAGTTCAGTCCCCTTTTCTCTATGATAAATAAGATTAATTCTTCTATTTCTGAATTAAGTTCTAGCGTAAAAGGCATTGGGCTTAACATGAATATTGATGTAGGTTCTGACACAGAGCTAGAAGCAAAGATACAGAGTAAAATGTCCAATGCTTTACAAGCATATCAGAGATTATTCGAGCATATCAAAATGTCTGGTGTTGGCGGTTCCATGGTCAATACAAATTTCTTTGAATTCGATATTAATCAATTTGATACTATGATGGCTAAAATTCAGGCTTATCGTAAATTTATTGAGAATATGCGAAATCAGGTCAAGTCCGACTTTGGTGGAAAAGATCTTTTATACACAGAAACAGATAAAAAATATTGGACTTCTGCTGCATCAGCAATGGGACAACTTACTAAAGCTCAGAATGAAATGAATAAGTCTGCCGATACTAATCCATTAGACAACCTGTTTGGAAAGACAGATCTCACCGGTGTTATCGAGCAGTTAAATCTTATTGTATCTAAGCTTGACGAAATTTCTGTGACAGCTACTAAGTTCTCAGAGACATTTAGCCAGGGTTTGAATGTAACTACTTCTGTTGAAGAGGTGTCAAAGCTTACTGAAAAAGTCAAAGAGCTTGAGGCAGAATTGGCGAAAGTAAAGTCTGTTTCTACCAGCTCTGACGATTATAATTCCAAACAAAGTAAAGAGCAAGCGAAAGCAGCCGATGAAGCAATTAAAAGAATTGATGCGTTAAATAATTCTATTACTACTCTCAATAATATCCATGTTCTTCCAGAATTATCTTCTCAGTTTTCAAAACTAAAAAAAGATGTTGATAATCTAAATGCAAAACTTCAAAATGATGAAATAGGTATTGAAGAATATAAAAAATCATTTAATACTTTAGTTTCAGATTATATGAAACTAAATGATATTCAACAGAGACGTGATGTTGAGACATACTACGAAAATGCAAAACGTGCACTTCAGGAAGAAAAAGAACAGGCGAAAGCATTAGAAACTGAATGGAAAAAAAATGCTGACGCTATTGAGAAGTATGAGAATGCTGTAATTAAGTTAAATAATCTAAAAGCATCTGATAAAGGCACTGGTAAAAAGAGTAACGAAATTCAGGAGCAACAGAAGGTTGTTGACAAATTAAAGCAAAATGCTGATGAAGCCAAAGACAAACTTGTTGAGTTATTTAATATTGATGTAAATAATCCTGATGTAAGTAAATGGAATGAATTCGTTGAATTATTGAAAAAAAGTGGGTTGGAGACTGATGAAGTGGCACAGTCCTTTGCAAAACTCAATGATTCAATTAAGAATGCAAAAGATTCCGTAGTCAATTCTATACAATCTGATATTGATGGATATAATACTAAACTGAAAAATCTATCAGCTACTCCTGCCGATTTCAATCAAAGCGAAAAATATAAAGCAAATCTTGCAGAACTCAAAAAACAAATTTCTGAATTTGAAACATTTAGAGATCAAATAGCTTCTAAGGATACAATCTCAGAAAAAGATCTCCAAAGTATAAATGAATATAAGATGAAGATTGAAGATGCAACTCGTGCTATTACTTCAATGACAGCGGCTGAAAAAGGATCTACTTCCTTATCAAGAGACAAGCTATATAACAAAATTGGCGATTACATGAAGAAAAACTCTGGCTTATCTAAACAGTTCAGAGCAGAACTTCAGAAACTACAAAAACAGTTAACGATGCGTGGTGCAAATGCCAATGTATCTGATTTGACTGATGAGTTTTTGAAACTTCAGATCCGCATTCGTGAAGCCGGTGAAGAAGGTAAGAAATTCTGGGATGTTGTTAAGGAAAAAGCTTGGTATGGTGCTGCAAGCCAGATCGGAATGGCTTTTGGTGTTAATGACATTATAAGATATGGACAAAATGCAATTAATGTCGTAAGAGAACTTGATACTGCATATACAGAAATGCGAAAAGTATCAGATGAGACTGAGCAGAGCTTAAAAAATTATCAGAAAACTACTTTTGATACTGCCGATGCGGTAGGCACTACTGCTATGCAAATTCAGAATTCAACAGCTGATTTCATGAGACTTGGTGAAGCAATGGATGATGCAGCAGAGTCTGCTCGTACCGCAAATATTTTATTTAATGTATCTGAGTTTGACAATATCGAAGATGCTACTTC